GTATACCAAAACCATCATTAGCGGTAACTCTACCAATAATTACACCATAATCAGAACACTGTCTTGTGTATATTTGACTCTGTAATATTTTAAGAGATAGAATTTCAAGATATTCAAACTCTTGGTCTATTAAAACCTTTATTGACTTATCTACACCTACTTGAGTTCTTATTCTATATGAATTCGACATTATTAATCTTTTTTGATAAATAGTTTATATGCTACTTTCAAAAAGATAAATCATTATTTAATAAAATAAATTATCAGGAGAAATTAACTGTTTTTAAATTCTTAACCCTTACATTAATGTCTTTACCAGGAAATCTGACTTGATATGTCTGACTTGGTTCTGCAAAAATTGTCTCATCAACCAAATCAATTTCTCGAGTTTCTGAGTTTAGATATTTTTGAGAAGTTTGTGATGAGGAGTACTGTCCTCCAACTTTATTGAAAACTTGTATACCTGAAACAGAGATTACTCCGTTCTCACTTTGTATTTGTCGTCTAATTTCAGAGATGTATACATTTTGTCCCATTTGTCTATGCGAAGGGTCAAAATACGTTGACACTATATTAACAATTTGTGAAATTACCGCTCCTTGATTTTGACTATTATCCAAAACAACATCAAGGTTCATCGCTAAATCAATAACACTTGCAGTCTCAACTGAAATGTAGTCATTAATCATTCTATAGTTAGATAGGTAATTTGCCACATTATTTTTTAATGTGTTAGAAACAATTTCGGTTAATTTACCTGAATCATCATAAGACAACATTTTAATTTTAATCTTATTGTTTTCCTCAGTAATCGCCGCTTTAGCGGGAGCCCCGAATTGTGATGGCATTGTTCTGATAAGAGAATCATAGTCATTAACCGTAACCGCCCTGTTTTGTGCTGAGAAATTGAAACCGACTAAGTTTCTAACTTCTTCTGTTGTCGGAGACGCCGCTCCACCAATTGCCGCAGTAACATTAATACAACTTAATGAGTTAACTACACTTGTATTTATTGAGTCTGACGGTCCATTAACAAAGAAAGATACGGTTCCAATTTGTGTAATAACATTAACCCCTAAATTACTCCCTGTACCTCCACCGATTCTATATTGTATAAACATGGTTGTGTTGGCTTTAACCGTACTACCTAACGCCAAATTATTAGAATACTTATATAAATTTAAATTATACCCATCTCTTGCAAATTCTCGTAATTGTTCGTCAGCAGATTGTGTACCACCACCAAAAGTCATTTTTAAAAATCCTTCAGGAGTAAACTCGGTTATAAACTTGTCACTTGTTGTAACATATCTTCCAACTTTAATTCCAGGTTGGTCGGAAACTTTAGTAGGGTCTTCGATGAATACTCTATCCTCAATTAACGCCTTAACCTCATACCATCTATTATCGGCACCTAAGAATTCTTGTGATGAAGGCATATTTGCATATTGAGTACCATCTTTTAATAAAACACTTGTTACCCCTAAAACATTTTTTTCAGGTAGGAACATTTCAAAAAATGGTTTAACATCATTAGGTGTCATTACTCTTTTATAAACTTTAGTAATACCATTAACAACGGTCTCTCGTTTTACAATGGTATAATTAAGTAATTTGTTATTTGAATCGAAATTAGGTATTTTTAATCTATTTGGGTATCCGTCAGCATTAATCGCCGAAGCAAAATCAATATCATAAACCGTTTCAAAGACTTGACCCGCTCCACTAACTTGTGACCCTCTTCTTAGTATACCACAATATCTCAAATCTTCTTTATCCCCAAAAGCGGGCACAGTAATTGAAAAGTCAACTAAAGCGACTGAAGGTCTTTGACCTGGCACCTTTAATCCGTATGTTCTTGCAATGTTAAAAATTGACGACCTTTGTTGGGCGTATTGTAAAACAGTTTCTTGAATACTTCGGTCAATGTTAAATTGTAAGTTATCACTAACTGCGGCGTTTAAGTCCAATAACGCTGAGAACACTGACGCATCATTAAAATTGTCAATTAACTCGGGATAGTATGTTCGGGTAAAATTAATTAATTCAGTTCTTATTGACTGAAAATCCCTTGTTGTATACGATATTTTTTTATTGCCCATATATTATTAAATATTAATAATTACAAAATCACTCTGATTAAATACCGAATCTGTGATTATATAATCAATTTTAATTTTAGCGGTATGTTCTTTCTCACTTATACCAGGAACTCGATAAACTCTTACGTCTCCTTGGACATAGGTTCCTTTATCTTCTTCCTCATTAGACGCGTCAGTTACACTTATTTTTGTTATAGTGATTCCTGGTATATATTCAGAAACCGAATCCCTTATTTCCGCTTCAATGTCTGAAAATGTCGGACCATCCATAGGTTCAAAAATATATTCATAAAGTCTTGTTCCAAAATCAGGTAAATAATATCTTGTGCCTTTTCTTGTTAATAATAAATGAATTAAGTTTGCCCTAACCTCTTCATCACCATCTTGTGATAAAGAAAGATAATTACCTTTTAAAGAATCTCTAAAAGGGAAGTTAACTCCATATGTTTTTCCTTCTGCCATTAATCATAAATATAGTGTTACAATATTTTCGGTGAATAGATATAAAATAAAAAATCACGACAAGTGTCGTGATTGTTTTACCTTTTCTATTTTAAAAATTATTTTATTTCGCATCCATCCGCCCCACAAGCAATTTCGCCACTTAGATTTGTTTCATCAGAATGTTCAACAACTTTAGTTAAATCAATTGATTGTAACTTAGTCATCATTGTTTCAAATTCTTCTTTAGTACAATCAGTAAACGGTGCTTGAATATACGTTCCTCCATCATGTGGTAATACAGATAATCCATTATAGAAATCTCTATTATTCCACATCCAATCTCCCGCCAAATCCCAATCTTCCGCCTTCAAACTAATTGTTGCCGATACGTTGTGTAGATTCGAACCACCCCTATGTCCTGGTCTAACCCACTCTTGAGTTACTTTTTTAACTCTTTCCAATAATTGAAACGGACTTTCTGTTCTTAATATCGCTCCTTCAGGAGCCTTTTGTGGCACTGAAATTACTGCGGTATCGTGAGGTCTGAAATATTCGTCTTCAACTAATTCAGGGTGATTCTTATTCAAATATTGGTAAATAGATTCATTTTTTCCAACACGAATTCTTCTGATATAATAATCATTATGCCAAGCATGAATTCCTGAAGATGTTCCTAAAGTTAATGAGGTTGTTCCCGCAGGTTTTACTGTTGTAGTTCTTGCCGATTTATTAATACCGATTAATTTAGCAACTCTTTCGTTTTCTTCTTTAACAATTTTTGCCGACTCTTTCATGTTATAACCTAAAACAACTCCCGAACCGATTCCCGTCATAGAAACACCGATTAACGCGTCTTTCTCAGTCGTTCTTTTCCAAATATCTCTTAAGTAATGGAAGTTAGTGTAACCCGCTTGTAGTGTTCCAATAAACGATGCTGCCTTAACACGATTATTTAAATCTTCTTGCGATTCAATATCAGAAACATTTACTTCACATAAATTACAAAATTGATTAGGTCTTAATGCGATTTCACAACAAGGGTTTGTTCCCCAATCTTTATCGTTTGTAAAATAAATTCCTGGTTCACCTGCTCCTGAAGCCTCAATACGTTTCCATAAATCCATGAAAAATTCTTGGGTAATTTTATGTCTTAATAACGCCGCTGAGTTATTTGCTCTACCTCTTTGTGGATTTATTTCCCACCAATTACCTGACTTACATGAAATCATCTCTTGGTCATCAGCACTAAACAATGAAATTAACGCTGCTCGTCTAATTCCTCCCGCAAGAACTGCATCTGCGATATGACAAACCATGTCATGAACTTCAATAGGTGTTAATTTATCTCCGTCTTGTTTTGATTCTAAAATTCCTTTTAATTTATGTAAACAATCTTTAAGTGGTTGAGGTCCTGGAGCCTTACCTCCTGAGGTTACAAGTTGGGCCCCTTTCTGTCTAATGTCTGAGAAATCAAAATCAGGCGTTGATACTTGTTCCCCAAAATAAGACTTGAACAATACTTTAATTGAGTCTGCCCATCCTTCGATTGAATCACCAATTAAGTATCGTCTTTTTCTATTCTCACTTGGTTTTCTAATTTCAGGTAATTTTTCTACATGGTGTTTTTGTACCGAGTAACCAACACCTGTTCCCCCTAACAATAGAAACATTGATTCGGAAAATGCGTCCAACTGGTCGATTGGTAAATAAGCACAATTATAAATTCTGTTTGGTGATATTTCAATCGGTTTTCCACCAAATTGCATTGACCTCATTGATGGTAATACTTTCTTATCATACACGAATTTATATACCTCTCTAATCTCATTTTCAAGAGATGGGTATTTTTTAATGTGCATGTTTATGTTTCGGGTTACTAACTCTTTCCAAGTTTCACGTCTGTTTAATTTAGGTACAAATTTTGCATACTTCATATAAACTGTTAAGTCCGATAAAATCTTTTGTGATGCGTCCATAGTTCTACTAATTTTTTTTATTTTTTTGGTTATTGTTTTTCTCTTTCTTTTCTTTTATCAATCAAATCCTTGATTCGTTGTCTATTTCTTTCTTCTGTCTGTTCTTCAAGACCTAAGAATGTTACTGACGATTCTGTGTCGATATCTAACATACCGTTATCAAATTTACAGTTTTCAAATACAACACCATCATCACCGATTCTTGATTTAGTTATTGCTATAGTCGCCAATTTCATTTCTTTTTGTTGTAGAGATTTAGCCACGGTAATGATTACGTGCCCAACCTGAGCTTTTTTGATAGAACCACCCATTTGGTCTGTAGTTACCACATCAGAAGAGATTGAACTTCTATTACCCTGAGTTGCGGTCCATCCAACTAAATCCAACTCATGACACATTGATTCAAATGCTCTCATAACAGAACCTTCAGATTTCCATTCGTCACCTAAATTTTTATCAGGTACCACACAATCAATATAATCAAGTAATACCATGTCAATCTTAATACCGTCAGCAATCATTTTTCTGATTTGTCCTTTGATTTGTAACATAGTTACAGTATCCGATGGTAATTTTTTAAGTATTAACTTATTCTCCATAGAGTCTTTAATCTCTTTGACTTTAGCCATTACTTCTTCTTTCTTTATAGTTAATTCGTCAGGATGTACTTTTGTCCATAATGTGATGTGTTTTCTTTGAATGATTTTTGGGTTGTCCTCAAAAAATATTTGTAGAACATTATACCCTAAATTAAATGCGTGATTTGAGATTTTAGTTAACAATGTTGATTTACCAACACCTGTTGGTGCTAATATTACACCGATTTCCCCTCGTGCTAAACCACCTTTTAAGAGTCTATCAATACCTGGAATACCCATTGGTATTGGATGTCTATAATCTTCGTTTAAAACCTCATCTAAGTTATTAAAAACGTCTTCCGTACCATCTTGTCTCTCCCCTACTTGTAACGCTTGTCTAACAAGTGTTTCCAAAGTATCGTAGTTTTCAAACTCTCCCCCGTCAATCACTTTTTGAGCCTTAGTAATCGCTTTCTGTAACTCTTGTTGTTTACAGAATTTTAACGATTTCTCTTGAACAAATTCTTGTCCATCGGTTGGAGCGTCTTTAATTTTTGTTAAAGT